GTCTGAGGCTAAATCGTTGTTTGATCAATCTATAACAATAGTTAAGCGAAACGGTGTATCGGCAATTTCATGATGAAAACTTTTGTTAAAAAACTTAATGAGATCAAAGATCTATTAAAAGCTGGACTGATGCCAAGCTTAAGGATGCCATCAATTGAGCCTCCAAAACCCCCGAAAGCTCCCTCAATGGCTCCTAAGTCCAAGAAGAACCCTATTAAGGTTGCGGAGCAGATCAAGACTCCACAAGCAAAAGATTTTGCTATGGGACAAGCAGCTATGCAGGTCAAGGCGAACACAAATCCTCTCGCGTTTACAACTAAGTCCGAAGGCGAATCTTATCAATATCACATCCTTCAAGACGGCTATAGGATTACCGATCGGCCGCTAACTTTGCAAGAAATAAACTCTCAACACGGCGGGGTAAAAAGACTGGAAACCGCTGGCTTTCGTCTAGTTCCGTCGGTCAAAGAGAAACTTAAGCTAGAAAAGAATGGTCAGTGGTCTATAGTTAAAGATTAACGAGGCCGCATGAAAACAATCTTAGCCTTCGATCCTGGGGCTTCCTCAGGATACGCTGTAGCTCGTATTCAAGGCGATAATTGCGAGATCATTGAATACGGGTTCATAGACGTCGATACATCGTCGCAGTATATCGGTGACTGGTGTCTCGATCTCAAGAATAGTATCTCAGAATTGCAGAATCGCGTCCTGGCAGACGAGATCGCGGTGGAGGACTACTTCTTCGGGGCCAGATTTGCCTCAGGATCCAACGTGAACCCTGCGTATCGCACCGTAATTCATATGTGGGCTAGAGAGCAAAATCTTCACTATGAGGTGTTAAACATCTCAAACTGGAAGGTGTTTGCAGCAGGAAGATCGACGCCGACAAAGGAGCAGAAGAAGAGATGGGGCGCAACACCGGCAAAGAAGCTCATGATCGTTCAAGCACTATGGGAAAGGTTTGGAATAAGATTTCCAAATCATAGTATTTCGACTACTACTGGTAAACCTATTTACTTTCGATTCGACGTTGTTGACGCTGTAGCTCAGGTGATGTACGCTTCGTATTTAAGATTCAATTGTAGAAATTTTAAATGCACGGTCAGTATACCACCCGATGTAATCTTTAAAAAGGTTAATAATAAGCAGTTCTTATATGATTAGGTACAATGATAATTATTTATCGAAAGGAGTCTGTTATGACTAAGAACAAGATCAAGTATGGAAAAGCGAGCAGTATCCTATCAAAGGCTTTCGTCGAAAACCACTCATCAATATCGCAAGATCAAGCTGAGCATCTTATAGCTAAATCCGAACAGACCATCAAGGCACTTAAAGACGAGCAAGCTAATGATGAGAAGCTTATTGCTGCACAACAGATCGTCAAGGATCTAAAAAGTGGTTACTCTTCTGTTGTCAAACTCGAGCGCGCGAAGATTGATTTCTTGCTAGGAAAGATCCAGGAGATCGAGTCAGGTGAAGTGAATCCAAGTTCTAGTTTAACCCTATAAAAATATTGGAATAATAAATGACTACATTAAAATCTTTGTATCTGGACGGCTCCAACGGTCTAAACAAGAAACTGTCTGATGCGTTTGATCTAGGAAGAAGATTCATACTTCCTCAGTACGAGGATATCGTACTCGAGGACGCTGTCGACATCTCGACTACAAGTCCTATGTTCACGATAGCCAACAGCGGATCGAACGCCGCCATACTTGCAGGTTACAAGGTTAAGTATCTGGACGGTGGAACAGAATCAGAGCTGATCGTAGCTTCTCCCGTAACAGTCGGATCGACCTTTGATACCACTGTAGCTCCCTCTGGAGCTTTGACCGCAAAGTCATTGACGTATTCTAGTCCTCGTCCAGCATCTTACGCAACTCTCCTACAGGGGCTTCAAGCTGCTGCAGCAGCTGGAAAATCCGTGTTCACGGTGCTCGTGACAACAACTGATAACCCGACATACTTGAGACTTAAAGGCAACTATCTCAATGCGTACTTTGCCGGCATCTACTATGCTTTAGATAAAGAAGGCATATTTAATACCTATGAGGTGTCACTTGCCCTTGACGTCTCGGACACAACCACCACCAAGGTGGCATTTAACTTCTCGTTCACATATAGTTGAACATTAAAAAATACATGATAGGATGTAAAATCCTCCATACATACATGGAGGATTTATGCTTTGGTCCGATCAAAAAGATGTGTTCGAGAAGATGATCGAAAACGAAAGAAATTTGTTAATCAGCAAGGGTGCTGAGTACGCTGGAGATCAAGATTGTCTCGCTAACTTCAAGGATGCCGACATCGTAGGAATGAATCCTAAGCAGAAGTTATGGGTATACTTATCTAAGCATATGTCCTCTATCGCTTCTTACATAAGGCATGGAAAAGAATTCTCCAATGAGCCCATAGAGGGTAGGATAGCCGATGCGAGGAACTACCTCGCGTTACTATATATGTTGATACACGAAGAGAAGACAACTTCGCCAGATAAGGCTTGTCAATGCAAAAACAGCAAAAAGTGAATAATAAGAAAAAGGACGCTATAGTAAGATCTTTCGCCTCATTGGCCAAGAAGTTTAAGCGTGAGATCAAGATGGAAGATCTTAAGACTCTGGGCATCACCAGAGACATGATCGCCCACCACTTTGGGTCCTTGACTGCTCTCGAGAAAGTCGCAAGGGACAAGTATCCTAATAGCTTCTTCGACATCACAGTTGAGCAACTATACTCACCAAAATCATTGTCTAAGCTAAGAGAAGACGTCGCTTCCTCTAAGCGGTTCGTCATCACCACCGCGGTCAATGGGTGCGAGATACACGAGAAGTTCTACGCTTCTATCAAGAACTTCTGCAAGATCAACGATGCTCAACTATTGATCCTTGTTGCTTCAGATCCCGCTCACAGTAGAGCAACTCAATGGGGCACGATATCGGCTCAACTGAAGGATGAGAACATAGTTCTGGAAGATACGAGCCTAAATTCTAACGTCTTCATATCAACGATCAAGTTGTCGGCGAAGCACATAGATCCGACCACAGGTCTTGGTCGTATAGGCCAGAGGAACGGCACGTTCATATATGCTTCACCAAAGCAAAGACTTAAGGCCGTACCGGTGTCGAACAGTTCACTTCCATGCTTCATGATGACCACGGGGGCAATAACAGTCAACAACTACGACACCGATGTCTACATGTCTCAGCGTACCGCGTACATCGCGAAGAATGATCATGTCTTGGGCGCTATCGTAGTAGAAATAGTAGATAGTGATTACTATCATTTTAGACAAATACAAGCTGACTCTAAGGGAACTTTTTTCGATCTGGGTGTGAGGTATTCACCCTCGTCCACATCCAAGGTCAGACCAGAAGCTTTCGTTCTGGGAGATTGGCACGCTGGATCGACTGATCCTCAGGCCAGGGCCGCCTGGACGCAGGTAGCCGAGTTGATCCGGCCTAAGAGGATCATCCTTCACGATGCGTTCGACGGCATCTCTATAAATCACCACGAGGGTAACTATAAGCTTCTTAAGGCTCAACGCTCTGAGAAAGGGCAACTCTCGTTGTTATCAGAGCTAAACATCTTAGCAAAAGATATCAAAGATTTAGCTGGTCTAACAGACGAGGTAGTCGTGGTGAAGTCGAACCATGATCAGTTCTTGGAGCGCTATCTTCAGGAAGGCAAATACGTAAACGATCCTCAGAATCATCGTTTGTCGTTGACACTTGCTCTGCAGTTCTTAGATAGGAATGATCCGTTGAAGTTTGCTATAAATAATATCTGTCTCAAGAACGATATAGTAACCACTAAGGTTAAATGGTTAGCTATAGATGATGATTATCGCGTGGAAGGAATTCAGTGCGGCGCCCACGGTCATCTCGGTGCCAACGGTGCCAAGGGTTCTATAGAGGCGATGGAGAGCGCGTACGGAAACTCGGTTTCCGGTCACTCTCATACGCCTCAAATTCTTCGTGGGGCGTGGTGCGTAGGTACGTCTTCTCTTCTTAAGTTGGAGTATAATCGTGGCGCTTCTTCTTGGCTTCATTCTTCCTGTCTAATATATCCAGGCGGATCCAGACAGCTCATTAATTGCATTGACGGCAGATGGAAACTCTAATTATCGAATATTAAATATAGATGTATAATCTGACAATCCAAAGATGAGGGTCAGATGAAAGCATATCTATACGTAGACGTTGAAACCAGTGGGTTAAGTCCGTCGATTAACGACATTGTGCAACTAGCATGTGTTCCTGTTATTGATGGTAGGTCTCACGAGTCATTTAATGAATTTTGTCAACCGGCAAACTGGAACACTATTGATGCCAAATCTATAGAGGTTCACGGCATAACAATCGAGATGATGAGGGGATTTCAATCCCCACATGCGATGTTAGATAAGTTTGTCGCGTATCTTGCAAAATTTAACACTAAATTTGTTATTGCTGGATACAATTCAAACTTCGATAAAGCCTTTTTAGGTGCAATTTTTGCTAAAAATGCTAGATCTAACGAGTATTCTAAGTTTTTTCTAAACGAAATTCGTGATGTCCACGCCAGAGCAAAAGCCGTCAAAGATAAGCTAACATCTACAAAATTAAAGCTTGTTAATTTGGCTGAAGAGTTTGGAATAGAGATTAAAGCGCATGATGCTTTAAGTGATATTCAGGCAACGATAGAGGTTGATAAAAACTTATCAGCCATCATCGGTGAGGATTTCGAAGAGATATCTGTCAAAGACGACAAGCAAGTTCTTGGACTTTCTGAGTTGCCTCAACTTCATCTTCATTCAGAGTACAGCAACACAGATTCTGTCTCCTCAATAGAGGAGTGGGTGTATTGGGCTGCAACAAAAGGCGTAAAAGTTTTATCTTTTCCAGACCACAACTGGGCGGCTTCTCTCTATAAGGCAATAAACGTCAAATCGGTAATAGAAAAAGTAAACAAAACCCACAAAATATCGCTATCTGAATCTGACATCAGTATTGTTCCAGCCATCAGCATCAACATTGTTGATCCCGATAATGGACTCAATAAACCGTTCAAGATGAACGCCTGGGCAATATCCAATGTTGGTTATAGAAACCTGTTAAAGTTGGCATCGATGGGTTGGGATTGCGGCATAGAAGACTCTGGTATCCCAATTGCCATACTTAACATAAAAGAGGTTCTTGCCCTCCAGGAAGGAGTCGTGTTTGGCACAGGATGCGAAAATGGGCTGGTTGGTGCTATTGTCTTGTGCGAAGACGACGAGAAAGTGAAAGATTCAAAGCTCAATCAAGTTATCGGACAATTTCATCGAGTCGTATTGGAGCTATTGCCTTTCGACGTCATTAAATACTTCGACAAAGGCCTAGGCTTTAGAAACTTTTCAAAGACACCGTCCATCCCAGACGGAAATTTAACAAAAGCAATCAACACGCTTATTAAAAGCGTAGGTGAAAAATACGGCTATAGATTTATAATATCTACCGCAGCTCACTTCATAAACGAGGAAGACAAGGTCTTCCAAGACGTGGTATCGAAGTCTTCCTTTAAAGACAAGCGCTTTTTTTACGACACGCGATATCAAAGATCTCTAGATGAGTGTGCTGCTATATTAAGGCGCCATCTCGGGGATTGGCTATCTTTAGAGCAGATCGCTTTAGCTAGGACAACAGCAGAATCTATTGCCTTAGCTGCGCAGCAAATAAACATAAAACACGAATACCATCTACCGCGCATTTCTATACCACAACATATTTCGCAAAACACGTCAGAATACGATAAGCAACTATATCTGCTTTTAATGGCGAAGATAAAAGAGCACGGCCGATGGTCAAATGATCCTGAGTATGTTAAACGATTTAAAAAAGAATTAAATGTAATTTGGAAGAACTCAAAATTAAATTTCATACCGTACTTCCTAATGTACGAGGATATTTGTTCGTACGCCAGATCGCAAGGTATTTTGCAGAACTTAGCGCGCGGATCTGCTGGTGGATGCTTAATATCTTACTATCTTAAAATTATTCACATTGATCCTATTAAGGAGCATCTGCCTTTCGAAAGATTCCTATCGCACGCTCGTATTAATGCCGGCAGCTTTCCAGATATCGATCTAGATCTTGGGCAGCGCGGGCCGGTACTAAAATACTTGGCCGATAAATACAAAGCGGGTTTTGCGCAAATTGGTACGTTTCAGCGCTTCAAAACTAAGAACGCAATCAAGGACGCAATGTTCGCGGTGTTTGGTCGAAACCGCGCAGACAAAGAGATAATGGACGTATGCGACACGATCCCAGACTCTCCTCAAGGTCTGGATGAAGATAAGTTTCTCTATGGCTATACGGACTCTGAGGGCGTTGTTCACAAAGGCCACTTAGAACAAAACGAGACACTTCAGATCTTTTTTAAACAATATCCAGAGATTGAGCAGGTAACTAAGAAGTTAATTGGTTTACCGAAGGGCATGGGTCGCCATGCATCTGCATTTGTGATATCTACGTTAGATTTATCGTCAGAGCGCGTTCCAACAATGCTGTTTGACGATCCGGACATTGGAAGGGTTGCTGTAACTCAATTTGAAGCACCAATGATAGAGAAATCGGGCCTTGTTAAGGCCGACGTACTTGGTCTTACAACTGTCAAAACACTCGAGAGTGTCGTTTCCTTAATTAAGAATAATGCTGGCGTTGATTTGTTAGAAGAAGACGATAAAGGTGTGCAGCTCTTATATCGCCTACCAGAAGATAATAAGGTTTATGAAGATTTTTATAAGAGAAAAACCGACTCAGCTTTTCAGTTTAACACTGATCTTATTAAAGGGTATATTCAAAAGTTTGCGCCGATAAGGCGCCAGGATTTGGCAGATCTTACGGCACTATGTCGGCCTGGTGCACTTGATAGCCCCATGGGGATGGACGTTGTTTGCGTTGTAGAATACGAGGATGGAACCATATTGGAAGTTCCAACCTCGGAGTATGAAAAATGGCTAAAAAAGCTAAACAGTTAGACGAAAAACTAATAATAGACGAATACAACAATGGCAATTGTTCCATGCGGTCTCTTTCTAAGAAGTACCAGGTTAGTTCGACTCGCGTTGAGAAAATAATAAGAAACTCTGGATCCGAAAGATACAAAAGAAATGTCGAACGACACGTTCCTAAAAGTGGCTCTTGGAACAAAGGTAAGAGTAAATTCACAGACGCTAAAATAGCGGAATATTCCGCCTCTCTGTCTAAGGTTAGATCAAGAGACAGAAGGAGAAGCGGATACAAAACCTTCTACTCCGAAGAATTAAAAAAATCTGTAAAAATACACGATTATGTGTACTTTAAAAGTACCGGTGCGTGGCCCAATTCTCTAGCTGGAGAACAGGTTCACCACATAGACGGCGACAAAGACAACAACGAGATTTCTAATCTGTTTCTCACCGATGCAAAAGAGCACAGTAAAATACACAAACAATACGAAGAAGTGTTTTTCTTACTTTATAGACAGGACCTAATAAAGTTCTCAAAAGAACAAAGAGGTGTAGATTGGGAATCGGTCAATCAGTTGATAAAAAAATTAAAAGAGTTTACATAAAATACAAAACAGAAATAAGTGGCACCGAATTTTACCTTAAGGTGCGATCTGGCGAACTTGAAGCAAACTATCTTCATCCGGATCTAGACACAATACTGTCTGAAACCAATGGTGTGTTTGTTTACCAAGAATCTGTGATGAAATTTCTTGTTGAGATAGTAGGGTATTCGTGGGAAGAAGCCGATCAAATAAGATCGGCAATAGCAAAGAAGAAAAGAGATGTTATAGTTTCAGTTTTTGATCGCATTAGGGCTGCGTGCTCAGATAGGAGATGGGATCGCGCTTCCATTGAGATAATTTGCCAACAAATACTAGCGTTTAGCTCGTACGGCTTCAACAAGAGTCACGCTAGAGCTTATTCTGAACTAGGCTACATCACCATGTATCTGAAACACCACTACCCGTTGGAGTGGTGGACCGCGGAACTAAACAATTCAGACGAAAACAAGATACGACATTACGTCACGATCCTGGGCGATAAGATCACGCCCCCGTCACTTCATGCTCCAGCAGATAGGTTTACTATAGTTGGTAACCGCATCGCCGCTCCGATGTCCGCCATCAAGGGTTTAGGCCCCGCCAGTATAAAGGCCATAATAAATAAAGGTCCATACTTCTCCGTTGAAGATTTTATTGGCAAGATGTCTGGTGGCATAACGTCGTCTCACTTTTGGGCTCTGCTCAAGGCAGGTGTATTCGACGAGATGGCGTCCAAAAACATCTCCATGCCAGAGGCTAGGGTAGGATTCATAGATCTGCTGAAGAAGATCAAGAAAGTAAAGACTATTCCATCAGAAGTTTCAGATAATTCACCGCTCAATATGTTCTTAAACCAGAGAGATACATATAAATGCTTCAATAAGGCTTTACTGTTAGATCCACTTATACGAGCCGAGATATCCGCGATTTGGCCGTCAATGCGCGAGACAAAGAGAAACGACATACCATTCGCTTTTGGGACTGCTCCTACGATACCAGTAATAGCATCCGTCGCGGTCGCTGAGAAACTTTTGGAGTCTCAAGAGAGATCTGAGAACACGGATAGGATCAAGGTCGCTATGATCGGTTTATTTCATTCTTCATCTCACAGGAGTGGGATCTCAAAGCGAGGCAAACCCTGGTCAAAGGTAGATGTGATCCTGTCCGATGGCATCTCAAGTATAGAGTGCGTATTCTGGGATCAGAAGAAATCTCTGAGGTATCCAGTAAACTCGTTGGTTTACGTTATGGGGTATATCAAGCGTGGCTGGAGAGGATCTGCGACCCTTGATCTCCTAGAGATAGAGAGACTCAATAAGTTCGATCATCTAAACAAAAAATTATCTTAAGTATAAGATTATAAATAATATAAGGAGAAAATATGGATAGCGTATTTGTTGTGACGAGCAATCCGCCCGAGACACTCTCGGACAAGGAGATGGTCCTATCCCCACCCACCTTCCTCGATGAGGTGCGAGCTTGTGTTCGCAAGAAGGGTAGTTCCGCTACTCTTGGACCCAACTACCTGCGAGCGATTGCTGATGAGATAGGTAGGAAATACGATAAGTTCTTCAACCCATATCGCAACGTAGTTCCACAAGATTTCGTTGGTCGAATATGCGAATCTGACGAGGAAATCGCTGCAGTGGTGCACAATATGTTTCAAGCTACGTATCCGATCATATATGAGAAATACTATGAGACGATACTAAGATCGCGTCCTTTCAATACTAGAGTCATATATTTCTCAGGTGACATTAGTCACGTTACGGTATTCAATCGTCTAGGTATCCGTAAGATATCTATCGATGACGTACCGAGCTATATCGGAGTTATCTGGCCTAGATCTGTGCAAGAAGACGCGGTACACTCTACTAAGAGTGTAGATTCCGCATCGGAGCAGATCACACCTGCATCGATATCGGAAGTCATCCAGACGACTCACGTTGCGGCTCCTGAGCAATCGATTATTCTTGAAGAGTTGGCCAAGATCGATCAACAAGAGAGGCCAGTTGATGTCAATGCTAAGACGGAAAAATCTAGACATCAGAGATCGTTGAATAGACAGTCTAGTCTAAACCGACATGTATCTAAGAATGACGCATCTATTAAATGATACTAATGTATAATAAGATTACCCAATCTTGGGTATTTGACTAACCTATATAGGAAAGGAATTAACAATGGTAAAGAGCACATTGAAGATTAATCTTGACTCACTTAAGGAACGCAAAGACTGGAAAAGACATCCAGTAAATCAAGGCGATAATATCTATCGGATCTTGCCACCTTTCGGCGACGTAGCTGAGGGATACCCATACAGACGATGGGTCATCGCGTGGCTTATGGACCCACAGACCAATCGCAAGCGTCCATATGCATCTCCTAGATCGTTCGCGGCGGATTCTGCATGCCCCGTGTCGGAGTATATTTCACTAGTCGAGAAGAAGAAAGAAGCGCTTGAAGCTTCTCTTAAGAATCGCGGTGCTTCGCGAGAAGAACTCAAAGAGGCTCTTAAGCCGTACACAGAAGTGTTATGGACCATCAAGCCTAAATCTTCATACATCTATAATGCCTGTTCCAAAGCAGGAGAGGTAGGTCTTCTAGAGCTTAAGAAGACTGCGCACGACTCCATGAAGAAGCAGATGATGCAATATGTTACAGACTACGGTCAAGATCCTACATCACTAGCATCAGAATCTGATGATTCTGGAGTATGGTTCAAGATCACTCGAGAGGGCGAAGGAACCGACACAGAGTACTCGGTGTCTAAAAATCAGACCAAGAAGAAGACATCTGAGGGAATCGTCTGGGTTGATGATAGAGATTCATTGCCAGACAACGTAGTTGACAACTACGACAATCTCGGGTACGATCTGACTACGCTATACAAGCGAATGTCGTATGAGGATATCAAAGACGTTTTAATGTATAATCTTGCCAACATCTACGCTCAGTATCCAGAACTCATAGTTGACGGCTTCGAGGTAGAGGTTGAAGAACCTAAACCAAAACAGGTGAAACAACCTCAAAGAAACGTTGACGCGCAGGAACCTAAATCTCCGATCAAGAAACCTATTAACATCCGTCTCGACGATCTCGAGGATGATGAGAGACCCATGCCTAAGGCAACCAAGCCCACAGTGGACACAAAATCTAGGAATGCTAAACAACAGTCAGACGATGAGATATTCAAGTTCGCAGAATCACTTCTTGACAACTGAGGTGAAAATTGAGTACCGATCTTGCAACTATTGAGTCCAACATCGACTCGATAGACATAAAACACATAGCAGCGTTCTCTCGTAAGCTGAGCGATATCGGTCAAGGCTTCAACAAGATGATGGCTCCCGTGTATCTGCGGGACTTCATCATCGCCTATGACGTGTCGTCTGTCATGCACGCGAAAGCAGTTCAAGCCGAGCTCAACTCCAAGGCGGCACTAGACACCGCCGAGGCTATCGCTTATCTAGATAGAGCGCCAGACTACTTTAAGACTAAGGGCGAGAAACCCACGGTCGAGTCGCGCAAGGCATACGTAGCACTCGACCCCGATGTCCAGAGAGCAAAGGATGTGTATGCTCGCGCACAGGCGCTCTCTTTGCTTTTAAGAAATAAAGTTCAAGAGTTTAGGTTTGCAATTGATGCCGTTAAGAAGCTATCCGAAGATGGTTATATGACCCCTTGGGAAGGCATGAAGTGATATGTCCGTAGATAAGACAGATTTTCAAATAAAGTATGGAAAGAATGGCAGAAAAGATAAGCTCTACAGGCATTTTTGTGATAAATGCGGCTTTGATAAAGGTTATCTTCACTTTGGTAAAATTGATGGCATTTCTTCAGCAGACAGGATGTGCGGTAAGTGCATGGGCGTTGTCGTGGGTGCTGCATCAAAAGGCAGAGTACCCACAAATAAGGGCAAACCAATAAGCGAAGATATTAGATTAAAGCTTCGCAAAGCAAATCTAGGTAAGTCTCCTCCCAACAAAGGACAAAAAGTTTCAGAACAGACAAAGATAAAAATTAGTTGTAAAGTTCGCGGCATATCGTTAGACGAATTCGATGATTTTGGGTGGAAACAAGACTCTGTAAGGAAGCAGAAATTCGACACAGAACTTCGTAAGAGATGCTTCGAGTTGGCAGACTATACCTGTGACTGCTGCTTAAGACGAGGTGTTGCCTTGAATGCTCATCATTTATATGATTACGCAAATCATCCTCATCTACTTAACGAGTTAACTAATTTAGTTTGTCTTTGTGAAACCTGCCATAAAGAGTTCCATATTAAGTATGGTCGAACGCAAAGAAATAAGAAGATCTTAAATACTAAAGAACAGTATCTAGAATTCAAGGAGCATAAAAATGTCAACCAACAAATGGATGTCTAAACTTACCAACGATTTAGGCGTTGCCGCGTCTAAGTTAAAGGTTCAGCAACCAGATCCTATTCCTACCTGGTCACCATCCTTAAACTGGGCTACCGCGCAGGGAGGGCTTATCCCCGGAAAGATTAATATATTTTATGGTCCAGAGAGCGCCGGTAAGTCGATGTTGGCCATGATGGCGATTGTTGAACTTCAAAGAAGAGACCGAGAAGCACTAACGATCTGGTTCGATGCTGAATTTTCGTTTAATGCACAAATGT